AAGCGGTGCGTACGGGACTAACACATTTTACTATTATACTGATAATCAATAAAATACTTATTAAAAATATATTAATGGTATCATATTTATATCATCTCCGCTTATTTTCTTCTATAATTTTATGCAGTGCTTCTATCTGCATCATCGCACCTTCATAAGCTGCTTTGTAGTTGACATTCGCATCAATATCCGTCTCAATCATATTCCCTTTGCCAGTACAAAGCCACTTCACATTCAATTCCGGGAACTTATCCACAATACGAGCTATTATATCAGTTCCAATAGCCCCCTTCCCGTTCCTTATGGAATTATAAATGTATCTATTTGATAATTCACAATAAGCCTCAAACGAGTTCTCGCCTTTGACAACTCCCTTATCACGTGCATACCTTGCAAATTTTCGTAATCTGTCAATAGCCCTTTCTTCCATATCAAATAATCTTTTGACTTATTATGCGTAATGCTTGCCACATCCCCCTTATTTCTCTTCTCTCGACATCTAACTGGCCATGCTTGGGGTTATCAGCCTTTAAAGTCAGCACATTATCCAAGAAAAGACTGTTTTTTAATATCCGCTTGACTGAAAGTGTTTTCCCATATACAATACTCACAACTCCTGACGCGCTTTCCCACAAACCTTCTTCTATTTTGCGAGCAAGAATTTTAGCTCCGTCCGGTATAGTTGGCTCCATGCTGTCACCACGTACTTGAAAGACCATATAAGAATCATCAAGCACTTCACCTTCTTCCGGCATGACACCATAAGAATCAATTTCATAAGCTGTATTATATAAGCTTTCGACAAATGAAGCCGCAGCATCCATCGGAACATATTTTACTTTTACAAGAATATCTTGAAGATAAGGAGCTACTTTACTAATCGTAGAGTCTGATTGCATTCTTGCATTTTTCAGAGCATCCCTAATATCCTTCTCCGAAGGTTCTATTTGTCCTGATGGAGTCTTTGCAAACAAACCTTCTCCAGTATATAGCCATGCTCTGCTCACATCATACTTCTCACAAAAAGCATCAATTGTTTTTTTACTTGGCAACTGAATCCCTTTTTTTATACTGGTAAGGGTTGATTCACTGGATATAATATTGTCTTTCTTTAATTTATATCCACTCAAACCACAATATGAAATTGCTTGCAAAAACCTTTTTGAGAGATCACTCAATTTTTTATCGTCAACTTCTTGCATACTTCATAAATTAAGTAGTATATTTGCATCCGTAATAGTAGCAGTATTACCACATAAATTGATTAAACATCCTACTTGGAGTTTATATATAGAAATCCGTAAATAGCTGCTACCTATTTGCGGATTTTCTTTTTCTCCACATTGTGTAATCGGCGGTAGGCCGCATAGCGGAGAGACAGAGGGTTACACTCTTACAACTCAATACTGCGAAGGGCGTGCGATATTGAGAGGCAAACGAAACCGGGATGCCTGCACAGCTACAAGTAAGCGAAAAATCCGGGAAGTCGGGTAACTTGTTAATGCCCGGCCAGCTAAGAACGGCGTACTTATACGAACGAGACATTTCTTATGCTGCATATAGCAAAAACGGGAAACCGTCTAAGGGCTAACTATGCAGCAATCCAGCACCTTACCGAATGAGATCGTCTTTTACTTCTTCAATTATTACAATACTAATAGAACGACATTACTTTTTTTTCAGAAAGCTTTCTTTTTACGCAAACCTCACTTGTATAACATTTTATAAACCAACAACTTACATTAAAACATGTTTTATAACATACGAAATACTACAAATTTTAAGAAGTATTTTATTGTACTTCTGAAAATATGAAGTATATTTGCAACGTCAAACAAACAAAGAGTGTAAGTTTGAACAACAAGAAAGCTGGCGACTTCAAAAGCCACTTACTACATATCTCATTGGCAAATGTAGTTGTTAGCTTTCTTTTATGCAAATTTTTTGTGGAAAATTTAAGTATAAAATAGAAAATAATATGAAAGTAACAAAGAAAGATATTCTAAGCATTAAAGCTGGTTCTTCCAAAGTAATGCAGCTGGATTCTTACAAGGATTGCGTCAATGCAAGAAGCTACGCCTATCAATTAGCTTTTACTGATCCCCGTGAAGACGTTGAAAGATATTCAATATCCATCGACAAAGATAAAAATCAGATAACCATCGAAGCGATAAAGAAATGAACCGTTCAGATGCCAAAATGATTGCAGAAGAACTGCACAAGTTTATTCGCAATGATGTGAGAAAGGCTGTAACTGAAATGGCGACTGCTGAAACCGAAGAGTATTTGAATGCCAAACAAGCTGCTGTATTTCTCGGATGGAAGTTGCAAACCTTATACAATCGAATACATGATATTCCTCACACCAAAAATGGCAAGAGTCTCATTTTTACCAAATCAGCTTTGAGAAAATTCATGGAAAGAAAATAATCCCGGACGGATTTGGCCGTCTTTCCGGGAACTAACAAAACGTTCTTTGACATATTGTATAGTCTGAACAAATAAAGACTTAAAACAAGGTTTACTGCTTATCTAAAGGGCGAAATAGACCGACAAAGTAGCCAAAGCGGATTAGTGAAAAGAGTGTGAATACGGACTGCCAATAAGAAGATGCAGCACACGAATCACTAAGTTATCAAAAACAACTTATATTATGACAAAGTAAACGTAGGGCGTTTATAAATACATTCTTAACTGAATAGATACTTTAAATGATATATATACCCGTGCTTCGCAAGAAGCGGTCACCGCTAAAAAGCTACGGCCAACAATCCATCGGAACGCGGACGGGAACACATTTTAAATGCTAAAAGTATGAAAGGATTTACAGAAATGACCGATCAAGAGATTCTTGCGTTAACGGAGGAAGATGTACAGAAATTGATTAAACTCCGCATGATGGAGGAAGGTATCAAAATCATGGATAAACCCAAAATTCCCGAATTATTTGAAATTGAGCCTGCTGATATTCAGTACTTCTCAATTCCGCTTTTGGATGGTTTTGCGTTTACTGACATTAATGAAGCGACTAAGGTTGCTGAAATTCTGAAAAGCGCGAAGTCATTGCGAAAGGTTGATTACGATTGGAATAAACTTGGGAGTGATTACAAGTTCCTTAAAAAGAGTGAGAAATACAAGTTTAATGGGAACTCTGATTTTGACATCATTTCAGGATGGGCTTATTCGGATGAACTATATGCTAAGATTTCAAACTTTGCCGCACAGAACAAGGTTATGAAAGAACAAGCAGCAAAAGACCAAAAGGAATATGACGAAAAGATGCAAGAAGCGTCCGGCATCATCTCGGAGATAAGCGGATGGGTTAAGGAGGTCAAAGTTAAGTATGAGCGATTGAATAGGCTTACTTACAAATTCGCTACTGACTATTATCCCCTTTCCGATCACAATGAGGATATGGCAATGAAATTTATGGCTAAAGCCTATTCTTTTACAGATAAAGAAAAAGAATACATATTACAGAATTACAAAGAATTACTATCCACAAGTGATGAATAAGTTTTTTAGTTAGTTATTGGCTCCTTGCTTGCGAAAGTAGGGAGTTTTTTGTAAAACTCCAAATTCATTATATGAGTAATATAGAAGATACAATTTACGATCTGCCAAATGAAGAATACCACCGTGGAGAAAGATTCAAAGATTTCCTAAGTAGTACGCAGATTAAAGATTATATGGTGTCCCCAAAGTTTGCCCGATACAAGGCATTGCACCCAGAATTATTTGAGATAAGTATTGAAGCCTCTGAAAAAGGTTCACTGTACCATGATGCAATGGAAAGCCTTGTTAATACTGGAAAACTTGACAAGTGGCGAAACAACCTTCTTGTATTTGAGCCGCCTATAAATCCTAAAACCGGCTGTCCGTATGGACGAGACACCCAAAAATATCAGATTGCACTAATAGAGTCCAAAGAATCAAATCCCGGTAAAACATTGACAAGCACAACCGATATACAATTGGTTGAAACAATGGTTTATGAGCTTCTTAATAATTGCCGGGACACCTCCAAACAGATCAGGCAGATATTAAAATGGGGAAAAGCCGAAGTCAGCCATTTCGTTGAATACGAAGGATGCAAGTTCAAATATCGCCCTGATGTGGAAACGGCCAAGAAAATTGTCGACTGGAAAACATTGGCGGTTGATGATCTTCATGAAGAAACAGTTAACCGGACTATTGCCAAATTTCATTACGGTATTTCGGCAGCCTTCTACCAGTTTTTTGAACATGAACGTACTGGAGTATGGAAGGAGTTCTACTGGGTTATGCAACAAAAGA